TAATAATATCTAGTCCACGTTTCAAGATGATTTGCGTCTAGTCCACTCATATGATAAACAGTTATACTTGAATTTGTTATCATTTTATACCACAATATATAATGTGTTCTCCATTGAAAACAACTCCTGTTAAATATGTTTTTATAATATCTCTAACTTCTATTGAATGAGAATTTACTAATTCTTTTATCATATCTGGAGTTAATTTTGAAACAGAGTAACCATCTATACTTTCGCTTTTTAAGTCATTGCTTTGAGCAGAAAGTTTACTTTTGGCATATTCTTGTATGCTGTTTATTAAATAATTATCGCATAACTTAACTTCTTGTGGAATATTATTACTATTTTTTAATCTTGATTGAGTGCTTTCATCAATCTGTTTTCTTGCTTCAAATTCTAATAAATTAAAAGGCATTTCTCCAATTGCAGAACCACCTAATGTTTGATATTCTGCATATGTTAGGTATTGTCCTTCAAATGTCATAAAATGCCTCCTTTATATTATAAACTTACTGAACCTTCTGGTTTTAATGAAGCAAATGGGAAACGAGTTGCAGTTTCATTTTCAGCATTTACAGGGTTTGGTATTTCCCAACCTAATCTCATAGTTACACGTAATGCAACCATATCGTCTTGAGCAAGGTTGTATAAGATTTCTCCTGTAGATGGGTCTTGAATAACTGCTTCTGTTAATACTTTATAAGTTATATCTTTTCTCATTTGATATACTGCTTGGTTAAAGTCACCAGCAACTAATGTTGATTTAGTCTTGTCCCAAACACCATTGTCCATAAATTCTCTACGAATAGAACCTATTTCAGTTGTATTTAATGGTTGTCCAGTAGTGTCTAACATCATACGGAATTTTCCTTTAAGTCCAACTCCACCTAATATAGCATTTACATTATAACCACTTTCTTCAACTTTAGTCATAACATCATTAATATCACTATATAATCCGTTGTTTGTTGCATTTACTTCTGCTCCAACTTCAGTTATTGATGGTATTAATCCTTTTCTCCATTCAGTTGGTTTACCAGTTCCGAAGAAAATTGCATCATCTATTAATCTACCAGCACTTTCAACTAATCTTGGTTTTACTTGAGACCAAATATCAATATCAGCATCATCTAGTAAGTTCTCTTTGATTGGTACTATTACTGCAATTTCGGCAATATTAATGAATTTTTTGTCCCAAGCCATTTTTGTGATATTTTTTCTACCATTGTTTGTTCCTTCATCAACAAAGTATGATATAGGTAAACTATCTAAAACCCTAATTTTTGTTTTATCACTTGTTGCATTAGGTAATCTTTTAAACATACTTAATGCTTTAGAATTTCTAATTGTTCCTTCAAATATTTCATCTGCTACTTGAGTTTCAATTAGAGCATCTACGTCATTTCTAACAATTCCTGCCATTTAATTTCTCTCCTTCTTTTTTTAATCTCTTGAACTACGTAATATGTCATTCATAATGTCATTTGTTGTAGTTTCTTTTACTCCACCTGCTAAAGTAGGTGAACTTTGTACTTTCTTAACTACTGTTTCCCCAAAATATTGTGGATTTTCTTTCTTATAGTCAGCAAGTACTGTTGCGAAGTCTGTGTCATCTGTAACTTTTGAACTAACTTCGCTTGTAACGAATTTCATAAATTCCTTTTTGACATTGCTGTCACTCATTTGCAACTGAGTTTTAAGGTCTTTATTTTCGTTTGTTAGGTTTTGTAAATCTTCTAAAGACTTGTTGTTAGCCTCAACAGTTCCATTTAATTCATCTATTTGTTTTTTTTGCGTTTCTACTTCTTCTTTGTAACTATCTATTTGTTCTTTGTAGTTAGTTACATTCTTTCCGTATTCAGCCATAATAGTATCAATGGTCTCTTGGTCTAATTCCAATCCTTTTAAAAATTCACGCATAAATATATCTCCTCCTATCGTTAGTTTTACGTCCCACGAAGACGTGTGAATTGATACGAGTTTTACCTCTATGATTATTATAGCATAACACAAAAAAAAGTGCAAATAGCACTATTTTTTCTTATCTTTAAAATCTTCAAAGGACATATTGCTTAATGGATGTTCTTTTTTGTATTTGTTATATGCGTTTCTTTGTAATCTGTCATATAATTTAGCACTTTCTCTACCTACTAAACTGGTATACATATCAAATGCTTTATCTTCACTAAAATTTTTACCTTTAGGATTGATTTTAAGTTCATCTAAAAAGTCACTCATATCGCCATTGTAAATTAAATAATTTCCACCTTTAGCAAGTTCTTCGCCACGTTTCCAATTGTTTGGCAAATGGCTCATTGCATCCATTTGTTCAACAAAGTCTTCAGGACTATCATAGTATTCTAGTATGTGTGCTTGTATGTTTTCACTAACTTCTTTTCTGTTAGAAGTTCCTTGAGTTTTAATTTCAGTTTTTTGTGGTAAATCTTCTTTATATGATGATTTTTTATTTGCTTTTTCACGAATAACATTATTCATAGTTTCGTTTGTAGATTTTTTAAAATCTTCATCTTCAAAACTATCTGGCGTATTGTGTCTATCTTGCCAATCTCTTATTTTTTCTTCTAGGCTATCATACGTTTCATTTTCACTTACAGGTATTTCTAAATCTCGTTCTACGTAGCCTCGTTCATCTGGCATATATACGCCAACAGTAGTCTTAATTTTACCATCTTCAATTTTAACATCATCATCAAAAGTAAAATCGCTACCTTCATCATTTAATTGTTTTAATACATCTTTTGCATCTCTGTCATTTAATGATAGTTCATAATTTTTATTTTTGGCATTTAATCTCTCGTTTGCCCTTACTTTTGAATTCCATTCTTCTTTTTCCTTATCTTCATTACTTTCTTTGTTTGACTTTGTTTCTAATTGATTTTCTAATTTCTGTAATCTCTCTTTGTTTTCTTTTTCTATAGCATCTCTATGTTCTTTTTTTGCTATTTCTTTTTCTTTTTGTTCTTCTTTTTTGTATACGCCGTGTGCTTTGTCATATTCTTCATCTAATTTTTTAACATCATCTGCATCTATTTCTGATTTGACTTCACTTTTTTTATTTTTAAATTTACCGCTTTCTTTCATAGCGTCTGCTAAAGATTGACCGTCTTTAATAAATATTCTACGCCCACCAACTGTACGCCAAACACCATCTTCTGAACTAAATTTTTCCATAACTTTTCCTCCTCATTTACTATAATATATCATAACTTATTATTTTTGTAAAATTAATGGCATAGACTATACGATTTGAACGTATATCAACAGTTTTGGAGACTGTTATGCTACCATTACACCAAGCCTATATGAAAGCAAGTCTATTTTTTACTTGCTTTTTTTGTTGCCTTTTTAGGTTTTTCTTCAATAACTATAGGTTTAACTTCGTCAATTCCCATTAAAGTTACTGCATTATTTAACTTTAAAAATTCGTATCTTTCTTTTGTACAATTCCATACACTTTGACCTGCAATTCGTTTAATGTTTGCTCCGTATTCATCTTGTTCTACTGTGTCATCAAAGTTTCTAGTCGCTTTTACTAAGTAATTCTTCATAATTTTCCTCCTTTACATAGTAACCATAGTAACTATTTTTAAATACATTTTTTAAATATGGGTATCTTTCTTTCATAATTTCATCAGTTAAGTCATCTTGTTTGTGAATTTCGTATATATTTTCTTCTTCTATTCCTTGTGAATTTAAGTAAGGTACTGCAACTATCATTTCTTTACACCTCGTATAAGCATATTTTAAGACATTTTGAGCGACTTTTGTGTCTAGGTGTTCTATTACATCTCCAAATATGATTATATCGTAAAAATCGTACTCAAAACCGTTAATATCAGCATTGTAGACTTTTTTATAACGATTTTCTAAATCAAAATTAATAATATTTGGTTTAAATATCTCTATTGCTTCAATATTTGTAAAATAATCTTGTAAATATGGCAACCAAGTACCTTCTCCTGCCCCTACATCTAGTATTTTTGCATTCTTGTCAAATTTATGTTTTAAATAATACGCTATTTCAGGTTTAAATATTGCATATGAAGTTGCCATTAGATTTGTTGATACCTCTTTTCTGCTAATTCTTGCCATTGCTTATTGAATTTTGATTGTACCCATTGTCTATATCTATCATTTTTTGTAGTATGTATAAAATAATACATTTCTCCTAAGTGTTTATAAATACTCATTTCCCACATTGCTTCTCTTTTTGTTGTTACACTTGTAGTATTACTCCTATTCCATACGTGTGTTGATTGATTTAAACAAGTGAAACTATTACATTTTTCACATATTCTATAGTGATGTACTCTATCTTCTGCAAGTGTACTTTCTGGGAATAATGTGTCTTGTAGTATGTCTGTTCTTACTACTTTTGTCCATATTGCACAAACATCATTTATAAATGCGTCATACATTGTTGAATAATTTGGCCTAAAAGGGAATAAATCTTCTTTGCCATCTTTATGCAAATCAAATCCTAAGAACATAACATCTTCACTATACAAATTATCATTTATTGTTTGTAGTGTGTTCTCATTTTTTAACCAGTCATCACTATCTAAGCAAACAATATAATCTCCAGTTGCTTCCATTATACCAATATTTCTAGTGCCACCGTTGTATTTTTTATAAGGCACTTCTAACACTTTGTGTGGTGGCTTTAACAATTTTCTTGCTATTTCTAGTGAATTGTCTTCACTTTTATCGTCTATAAATATTATTTCATAGTTCTTATATGTTTGATTAAGTACACTATTTAAGCATTTTTCTAACCACATTGCGTTATTGTAATTTGGTATTATTATACTAAATTTATAATTTTTAGTTTCTATTGGTTCAAGTATTTTCTCCCATTCTTTACCATAATCTGGGTAAGTATAATGAAATCCTTTTTTCAATTTTTCTATTTTTTCTAAGTCTAAGTTAGATAAATCTTTTTTAACTACAAATCCACGCTCTTCTGTTAATTCCTTTTCAGCAGTTGGAAAATCTGTGCATATACAAGGCGTTCCTAAAATTAAACTCTCGTACATTACCATACATTGACTTTCATAGTCACTTAATTGCCATAAACTATCTGCCCAACGCATATATTTATATGGGTTATCTTGTTTACCTAACCATATTACGTTATAATTTGCTAATTCTAATTTTAATTTATCACCGTATTGTGGGTACAAATAATTACTACCTACTACTACGAATTGATAATCTTTGCCATAGCGTTTTTCACATTCATCTAGTACTTGTCTTAATCTAGGAAATCCCTTTTGTGGGTCTATTCTACTAACAATTAAAAAATTATGTGTTTTTTTAGGTATATCTACGTCTTCTTTCGCTAATTCCATTATTTCATCCATATTTATTATGTTTGGAATTATTGTGCAATCTTTACCTTTACGCTCTTTGAATTGTTTCTTTGCTTCTTCACTAACTGCTACGTATTTTTTAAATGGTATTGTTTCTTCATAAAATTCATTACTATCAATTAAACAACCATTTATTACTTGAACATAGTTATTATTTCTTGCTTTTACCTTCTTTAAGTTATAAACTGCGTCATATATAACCCAGTCAAATACTTCATCTTTACATATATCTAAATGCCTTACATTGCCTATTGTAGACCATCTTTCTAGCATATCTATTGGACTGTCATAACTTGCATAAACAAAGGTAATTTCGTGTCCTAATTTCTTTAATGCTTTGCCTCTTTCATACATTGTTTTTTCTACGCCACCTGTTTCAAATGGTCTAGTATAATACATAGCAATTTTCATATAATCACCCATTAGTATTATATCATATAACAAAAAAAAGAGCAATTTTGCTCTATTTCTTAAACATAGCACCAATATTGTTATGTTCTACCATAAATAAATCAAACAAAGTATTGCTTACTGACATATATTTTTCTTTCATTTCTTCACTATCGCAATCTTGAGCCATCATTTTCCATTTATAGGCATCAACCATTAAATCTAGTGTTTGCTTTGCATATTTTTTAAATTCGCATACTTTATCTTCATATTCGTGTTCCATATTAACCTCCCTTCGTTAAGTTTTCTAGTAATTTGTCTTGACTTGCCAAATGTTCATCTTGGTCTTTCAAATGATATTCTAAATAATGTAATATTTGTTTTAATTCATCATTTTGGTCTCTGTTTTCATCTAAATTAGCAAGTGCTATATATAAACTATACAAGCCTACGCCAAAAGATATTATTGTTATTAAATCAAGTAATCTTAAATTATTGTTCATTATAAACTAACTATTGTTACTGGCACGTCACTTGCTCTCGGACATATTCTATCTTGAATTACAAATTGACCAGTTGTTTCATAGTTTGGGTTTTCATTACCATACATTAT